GCGCAAGGCACCGGCGCGATTGAGCGGCTCGGTATGTTGGTTCGGGGTGGCGTCGAGCACGATGATCGAGCCCTCCTCGTACCAGGTGCCGGCCGTGCCAAGGCCGTAGAAGCCATCGGCGGCGCAGCGGTAGCACGGCGCGCGCTCCTGGATGATCTGGTCGCCATCGCGCATGGCAAACACTTCGGGAAGATGCGCGAGATTGTATTGCGCGAGCAGCGCCTGGTCGTTGTCAGCGGCGGCCTCGAGCGGGCTTTCGGTTTTGTCTTCGGTCATGACACGGTCTTTCGTTTGAGAGGGAAAAAGCCGCGGCGGCGGTTTAGACCGTCGCGGAGTTTAGGACTTGCCGGGAGGCCTGTTGTTGCCCCGGAGGGCAAGAAACAGGAACGAAAGCAAGTCCGGTTTCGATCAATAGTTCGCCGCGTATTGCCCCAAGCTCGACTGGGCGGACGTGCCGCCGAGGTTGATGTACCCGGTCAGCGTGAGTCCCGTGAAGTTCGATCCGGCCACGACGTAATCGAGCTGGATGAACCGCGGCAGCGCCTGGCCGGTTTCCCGGCGCGGAAAGTCGAAAGCGCAGACCCGGATCGAGGCCAGGATCGAGGCGAGCGGGATCGCGCGGGTCTCGATGTAGGTCACGAAGGTAAGCCCCGAGATGGTACCGCCGCCGTTGTCGGGCGCACCCTGCAGCGCAACCTGAAGCGACGTCGCGGCAACGGGAGTGCCCGTGCCGGTAAACACCTCGATCGATGGCGTACCGACGCCGCGGCCGAGGCCGAGATCCTCGCCGAAATAGGTGGCGTTGCCGATGATCGAATTCGGCGGCACCGTATAGGTACCGCCCGAGGTCGCGATCAGCGCGCCGTTGAGGATATCGTAGCAGTTGGTCGAAACCGCAGACGCCGTGACAGCCTGCGCATTCGACAACACCAGGTTCTGGTCTTGCAAAGCCATGGTCGTTGTTTCCTAGAGAGGGAAGGGGAAAGGTGTTGCCGTCATGGCAACACCTCGCGCGCGGGGTTGCGTCAGACGACGCGAGCCTCCGTATTGAGCAGCGAGTCCTGCACGCCGATCGGCACGTTGCGCCAATTGACGATGGGACGCCCGGCATAGTCGGTCGGCGACAGCAACACGTTCTTGTCTCGAATTGCCTGCACGTCCATCGCCGCGCGAACGGTCCTGTCGCAATACAGCTTCAGCCGGATCGCCGGCGCCATCTTGTCCGGGGCATCGGTCTTGGTGATGCCGGAGACCGTGCGGCCTGCGGTCGGCAGGCGGACGATGGCGCGCGACAGGATGGCGAAGATATCTGGCGGCGTTGGGCCGAGGAGCCCCGCGGTCGTGGTGTCGATGTTGCAGAGGCGGACTGTGTAGCGCCAGTCCTCGACCACCAGGCCGAGCTGCCACTGGAATAGCGACGTGTAGGCCTCAAAGCGCTGGTTGCTGGAATCGAAGCCCGGGACGATATCGCCCTTGTCTTCGAATACCAGGCCGCCCTTTGAGCCCTTGGGGTAGATGCCGTATGCGGTATTGTCGCCCCAGCCGATCATCCAGATCGAGGCATTGCTCGAGCCGGTTCCGCCGCAGTCGAACACGTTGACGGCGTTTTGCGCGGTCGCGGTCGAGACCGTATTGAAGAATGGCGACCAGCCCGTGAACTGCTCGGGCGTTGTCCACGAATTGCCGTAAGCCAGCGTGGTCGATTGCTGTTGGGAAAGACCCTCCATGTGGGAGACGTCTTCCTTTTCGCGCCGCACGCTTTCCTGGCCGCCGAGCTTGCAGAGCTCCTTGTCGACCTGGGAGTAATCGCGCAGGAGCGACATGCCGAATTCGAGCTGCGCCGCGTTCGACTTGGTGTAGGGTGTGCCCTGGTAGTAGCGGATATACGTGCCCTTCGGCAGTGCGGTCCGAACCGTCGTGACGTGCGTGGTGAGACCATTGGCCTCGACCATCGGCATATCGTCGACCATTTCATTGCACTGGGAGAGCAGCTCCGCCATGTCCGAGATTCTGCCGTCGGGATCGGTCATGCGGCCGATATCGGCAAGCGTCAAATAAGCCATGGTGTCGACTCCGAAAGATCACGCCTTCGGGCGTGACCGTGAAGTCGCACGTTTTCTCCATTGCCGCGGAGCGTGTGAGGAATTCAACGCAAACGACGAAAGAAGCCAATTACGACGGCGAAGGAGATCCGTCGTTCATGTTGCTCTTGTCGTACCAGCCGCGTTTGCCCGGGCCTTTCGGCATTTTGGGAGCAAGCGGGTTTGCCGGCACGATGCCGTCTTCGAAGATGTTCAAGGCTTTACCGATATTGTGAAGCAAGCGAACCTGCTCGATGAAATTTCCCATGCCGTTGTTGGTGGTATGAGCGAGATAGATCCTCGCTTGTTCCGGCGTGAGAAACTCCTCGACCACGGCTTTCGCCATGGACAAAGATGTTTCGAGTCGATTGCCCCCCAAGTCGGGGTTGTTGCGCAGCTCGGTCTTCCAGGTGTCGTTAAGCGTGTTCCAAGTTTCGCGCTGCTCTTGACGAACCCGGCTAACATCTGCCTTGCGCTCTTCGACGTAGAGATCGACCAGGCGTTGGGCGTCCTCCTGCGGAAGCTGTCGCGAGCCCACGATTTCCGTGAACTTGCCCAGTTCCTTGTCGTCGAGCTTGATGCCGTCGGGTACCTTGAATGCTTCGTACTTCAGCGGAGCCGGGGCCTGTGCAGGCGTGGCTTCTTTCGCCGGGTCGGGCGCCTTGGCTGCATCCTTGACCGCGTCGGGCGCTTTCGCGTCGGGCTTTTCGCCCTCGGCTTTGGCATCCTTCGCGGGTTCGGCTTTTGCAGCTTCGGCCGGAGCCGGCTTTGCATCCGGGCTTGCCTTGGCGTCGGCCACGGCGGGCGCTTTCGCATCCGTCTTGGCGTCTTCCTTTTTCGGCTTGCCCCTCGCGGCCTCGAGGAGAGACGGCGTGGATTCGGATTTTGCGGGTTCGGCAGCGGGAGCAGCGCCAGGCGCCGGCTCAGTCTTCGCCGCGCCATCCTTGACAGCTCCAGCAGCGGGCGCTGCCGGGGCCGGTGATGGGGCGGGGCTGGTAGAATCTGATGAAGGCGCGGCGGCACCGGACGTAGCCGAAGCCGCTGAAGAAGAAGCCCCACTCGCTGGCGCCGCAACGGCAGGCGCCGCGGCCGGCGTAGGGCTTGGTGCTGCACCATCGGCAGCGGGAGCGGGGGGCACGGGAGGGTCTGCAGCCATGTCACTCTACCCCTTGTTTGATTCTTTACGTTTTGGCAATGGGGGTCCGCCCGGATATCCGGCCGGCGGCGGCAAATCCACCATCATTTTTGTTTGCGGCGGCTTTTCCGCCTCTTCGCGGTTGCGCTGCTCGGTCCGGCGCACCTCATCGAGGCGCTTCTCTTCGTCACGTTGTTCCTTGATCATTTCGACGTAGAGATCGGGCGAGGCATCCATCCCCTCGAGCATGAGCTGCTTGCCGACATTCTCCTCGCCCTGGCGAAAGGCGGAGATGTGGGTATCCTCGCCCGCGAAAGTATCGCCATAGATGTGGCAGCGCTCGAGGAGTCGATACAAAAACGCGCGGCCTTTCTTGTTGCGCATTATGTGGCGAAGTTGATCAGCGTCATCGCGTTTCTTGCGTATTGCCTCACGTTCGGCATTGGCGTTCGCTGCCGGATCCGTGGCGTCAAAGGGTTCCTGCGCGAGGTCTTCAGCCATAGGTGTTAGACCTTGGCGGCGGCGATACTTGACTGAGAGATGGCAAATTCGCCATCTCCGCCCAGGCCAGGAACGCCTTGATCATCCGATAATCGTTGCCAAACCCAGTCACCTCGAGCCAATCGAATATGCCAGGCAGCGCGAATGACTCGGTCAACATCTCATTGAACTGTACGAGGAGCGGCGCGATCCGGTTCTTGACCTCGGCGATACGTTGCGGACCGCCGAAATATTTAACCGAGTGCTTCATCGCGTTGGCGCCCGGCGTGGCCGTCAGGGCCTCCCGCATCTTGCTGCGGATCTGCGGCGGAACGCCAGCCATCAGCGCCTTGCGAAATGCCGCGTCAACCTTGGCATCGACGTGCACCATGCCGTCTTTGCGGACGATCGTGAACGGCAGCTTCTCGAGTGCACGAACACGATCGCGCACCATGGCCGCGCGGAGGCGCTCTTCGCTCATCGTCAATGCCTCACGGGTCCATAACCGAGGCGCCTGAGCTCAGACGCCACGGCTCGCATCCCCGGCACCAGCATGCCGCCATTCACATGATGCACCAGGTCCGTGCCGGCAAACATCACAACGCCATTATCCTCGAGCGGCCAGCTTTCGACCATATGGATAAAATTCGAGATGTCCGCGTGATACAAATGTTTCGGCGCGAACTCCTGACGTGCTTCGTACTTGCCCTGCATAACGCCAAGGGCAACACCTTCAGCACGCGCCGCCGCCATGTGCACAGCAATCGGAACGCGCTTAGTTTTGGGCTTATGCTTCTTCTTCATAAAAGCCTCCATCGTCACCCAGCCGGCAAAGCCCAGGTGCGACGTGTCCGGGGGAAGCGATGACACTTCACCGGGGACGATGGAGTCCGGGGTTTCGTTTCATCGCACTGCAGAGCCCGCGTTTGCCGCACGGGGAACGAGCGAACTCAGAATGTATCGGGTCGCGCGACCGAACGCACCAGCGACATAAAACCTTTTTGCAAATCGGTTCGGGCGATCGCCAACCACCGCTTATCAACGTTGGGTCGTTCCATCTCAAACTTTTTGCAGAGATCGCCGACGTGTTCGGCCAATGCTTTGGCCTCGTTCATGTCTGCAATCTCGGCCTCTGAGAGGTCGCGATAGCCCTTGATCTTCTGATGCTGGTTGTCGACCACGTCGCATTCTCCTTTTGCCGGTCAGGGTAAACGAAACGCACCGTTGACCGCAGCGGCGCGTA